ATACATAAATGAGCGAACTTTGCGTGAAGAAATTGGTTGAAGATGCTATTATTCCAACTCGGGGTTCTACTCATGCTGTTGGATATGATTTATACAGTGTCGAGGATTGCTGTGTACCACATAACTCACGGCATCTTGTCGGGACGGGGATCTCAATTGTTTTGCCAGTAAATGTATATGGTCGGGTTGCACCAAGATCAGGACTTACGGTAAAACATGGTATCAATGTAGGTGCGGGTGTTATCGATCCGGACTACACGGGTGAAATTAAGGTCGCGCTTTTTAATCACAGTGACACGCCGTTTGAGATTAAGAAGGGTGATAGAATTGCACAACTCATTTTGGAGAGATGTGAAACACCAAGTGTTCGTGAAATCAGTGAAATCACTGAGACGGATCGTGGTTCTGGTGGTTTTGGCTCTACCGGCGTTTAAAATTTTTTTCGTTCATCACAGAACCAAAGCATTTCTTCCGTGGGCATGAATAGAATCCCTTTGCGCATGGTTAACCATAACTGCGCTTGGTTTAAGTTTGGATAACTCCAAAGGAGCCATCTCTCCCAATACCCCGCACGAAAGGGATCGTCCCAATTTTCTTCCGTGCTGGTGTCTGCGTAAAGCATACCTCTGTGTATTTCGTATGGATCTGTCTCTATTCTCACATCCTTTGGTATTTGTGCACCACGTCTGAGAAGATGTGCTCTCATAAGCCGTGGATTTCCGTGATCTGTGTAATCGAGGGACTCCTTGGATCCAATGTCTAAGGTCTTCTTGTTTGGGAGAGTAACCCTGTACTTGTGTGTGAGAGTGGGACTTGGCTTTAGAACCACGTGCATATACATTAACAAATCAATAAAAATAGCCTAAGTTGCACACAGACACTTTAATAAATCAAACATGTTGAACATCCTTAACGCGACTATTGGTACCGGTGGTCCCCTCGTGGTGGAATATCGAGGTAAGATTTTTGTGGAAAACTGTGTTCTCATTTCCACGGATCACATCGAACGAATGAAGGCGCGAATCAAGAAAATCGCATTTAGTAAGATTGAACAAACTTCAGATCGCTCCTTTTCAATTTCTTAACCACAAATTTGGTTTCGACCATACGCATGTACGCATATGCCGCCAAGAACTCGATATTATGTAATGACTTATACAAGTGCCATGTGAACATTTTCAGTACGTAATTGTCCCTCTTGTTCCACGTCTGTTCCCTCGTAGTCGTAGTCGTTCTCGCCATGTTTTATATAAAGATAAACCTTCTAAATAATTTATGCGGACATTCAAATCTATCGATGGTATCACCATTAAGGTGGGTGAGGATGCCAAAGATAATGATGCACTCACTCAGTCAAGTTTCCCAAATGAATGGTGGATTCACGTGGATGGGGGTGCTGGATCTCATGTAGTCGTGTGTTGTGAAGACGACGTGTTACCTAGAGAAACAAAGAAAGATGCCGCTACACTTGCAGTTTATTATAGCAAGTCTGCTAAATATAGGATGGCTCGAGTAAATATAGTCAGGGTAGATCAGGTCATGAAAGACGACAGAATAAAGAATCATGGTCAGGTATATCTAGAGGGGCCAGTGAATCAACTCACCGTATTTCCAAACAAAGAAATGGAAAGATTAAAAAGACTTCGTTCTTAGTTAAAATTTTGGGTTTATGAATGTATTATGAAGAGTGAATTGATTCGAGATATAGAAAATTCTTTAAAAATTCATGGTCAACCAAATGTACCAGGTATACAAACTTGGCCAAAATTATTTGAACATACATCTGAACATTGGGAAACTATAAAAAAATCTTTTATTGAATCGTGTAAAGAAAAACCGAATTTCATACGAGCGTGGGCATACATACAAAGACCTGGAGTAGAAGACGCTAAATACCCCGGATGGCATACACACGGCGAAGAGAGAGAAGAGGGTCGATGTTTTCAATGTGGTGTGATGTACTTGGATAGATTTGCGCATGGAACCATGTTTAAACGGGGTGAAAAAGAAATTGTTGGTGATGCAACCCCTTTTGTGTGGCACATGTTTTCACCGAGTGATGTGCATTCTCCTCCTAGATGGGATCCCAATTCTAACGTCACAAGATACACTATTGCGGCTGAAGCGTTAAATATTAAAGATTCAGTATAGTATATGAATATTTATATAGATAGATATACACCCGAATTCATTGACTTTCGTTTTTATGAAGGAAAGGGGGTGGGTATGATTACGACAAGGGATATAAGACATGGTGAAGTCATATATGAATTTCCTATTTGTAAAATACCAGAAGGAGACGTGAATATAATCACTGGTGTGGGTCACATAAATTTTGTACCAACTAAACATTTATGTCATTTTGGTGTGAAGCACAACATTTTTCCATATTGGGATTGTCTTCTTAACCACGATGATAACCCAAATGCACTTCATGATTATAAATTTGAGAGTAAACATGGTAGATTTTTTGGTAAATTGTACGCTACACGAGACATAAATTACGGTGAAGAAATACTTATAAACTATAACAATTTGATAGATCCAGAGTATGTATTGATAGATGATGTGTCTCATCCGGCGAGTGATCTCGTAAAATACATACCCACTGAGTTTTGAAATAATATATAACCTTACATTAAATGGCTAACCCACTTTTGAAACTTTATCAACTCAAGGAGAGGCAGATTCAAATCAATAAAACATTTGCACGAGCTGGTAAAAAACAGGAGAAGCTTAATAAATTGTTTGACAAACAATCTGCGGCTTACAAAAAGGGTGACATTAAGAGTGCACAAAAGCTTGGTGACAAGATTAACAAACTTTCAAAGGAAATTAAGCGTGACTGGAACAAAGTCAAAGCATGATACTTAGAGTTTAAACGCAGAATTTAGATATGCGAGATGTTTGGTATTTGGTTATGAATCCAGATAAATCTCTGTGTTTGGCTAAAGGTAAAGAAGATATAGAAACTGTGATTGAATTGATACCGCGTACTTTTCATAATCGCACATGGAAATTTGAAAGTGGTGCGTGGGAGTATATGAAACTCATGGTAGTGTCACACTTTTTGTCTATTTTTGTATTTTTCAATGATATATTGCAGGTAACAAATTTTATATTATCGGTGATTGTAGTTTGCACAGATAATAACAAATATTCACTCCCATGTTTATTTGGACATTTAATATTTTGTTCAACAGGGATACCACTGAATGTTATATATTGGAGTCTTTATGACTTGTGTGTTTATTCAGTGTATGTATTGTTTTATTCTGTATTACTTATATTTTACATGAGACTTGAATAGTGTCCCGCTATGTAATACACGTCTTGAAATCCAAATTCAATTAATTTCTCTGCCGCAATCCTCGCCCTTTGTCCGGTGTTGCAGTAGACGAGCAAACCTTTCCTTGGGAGTTCTGAAACCGTCTTTTTATTCATCTTGTTTACGGGTAAGTGTAAAGCTCGTGGATAGTGACCCATTTTGTATTCCACGTATGTTCGAACATCAATGACCCTTTTTATCTTTCCAGACTTTATCATTTTTTTAGCTTCTTCTGAAGATACGAGGTTTTCCCCTGTAAATGTATACGCTATGGCTATACCTCCTAGTGCTATGATAAGTGGTAGCATATATTATATACACGCATAAAGATTTAGATTCAATGTAATTCATGAGTCTTCAAATTAAGAAGTTGCACCCGGATGCTATCATTCCGACTAGAACATCACCGGGATCGGTAGGTTACGATTTATATAGTATGGAAGAAATCATGGTTCCGCCCCTTGAACGTGCCTTCGTGAGTACAGGTGTTTGTGCATCTCTTCCACATGGCGTTTATGGGCGAATAGCTCCTAGATCCGGACTTACATTAAAACATGGTATACAGACTGGAGCGGGTGTGATTGATCCAGATTTTACTGGTGAATTGAAGGTGATCCTATTTAATCACGGGAGTGAACCGTTCGTCATTAAAAAGGGGAATAGAATTGCTCAGATGATTTTGGAGCGATGTGAAACGCCCCTCATAGAAGAGGTTGAAGAACTAAAGCAGACGCAAAGAGGCGAACGTGGTTTTGGTTCTTCTGGTAATTAAATTAGTTGGAGAATGCAATGCCCGCCATGCCATCCTTGATGCGCAAGATGTTGTAATTCGCCGCGTACACTCTGTACAAGCCTTCTCTGGCATCGGACTTTGGATTTTGAATGGTCAATTTCGCATTGTCGATTCGAGAGAAATTAAGTGTTCCGCTTGGCTGGGACCTGTTCATGGTGAGACAGAATGGCCAAGAGAACAATGGGAGTGCATCGAGGGAAGATGGAGCCAAAGTGGTGGTGTGCATTTCGTGAACAACGTTGTGGTGGAAAGTGTTAGACATGTTTTCGAAAAGTGCGAGACCGTTGATGTACAAAGAAGCGCTTCCGAAGCTGTAATCATTCGTCCAACCGGTACCGGACACATTCGAAGTGGTCAAGTGGAGAGACTTAACTGGGTGATTGAAATACGTAAGATCGATGGAGGTGTCGGTCTTGGTAGCTGGCTGGTATTGAACTTGGGTGATGAGCATTTCGTGTTCTTGGGCAGTGAAATGTTCTCTTTCCGCTGTGTCCAAGTAAGCATACATACCGTAAATCTTTGGCACTGCACCTAGGTTGGTGAGACCCGTGCGGCACTTGATTCTGAGTTCAACTTCGTGGTATTGCAAAGCGACCAATGGGAGAGACTTAGTCCAGTCTTCACTGAAGAAGAATGGGATCATGTAGTAATCACCGGCGCTGCCACTGACACCCTTCGCGTTGTCTGCGATTTCGGAGGTGGTCACGGCGCACGAAGCCTTGGATTGGTTGTCTCTGAGAAGAACATTATGGACGCCTTGTACGTAGAGAGAATCCATGCGACACACCTCTTGGCCACCGATGTGCAAGCTAAATTCGGTGACAGACGTGTCATCGGTGGAGTGGAATCCGGTGTTGTTGACACCAACTTCTGTGATATCTGGGTGTTCGACCCATACATAACTCAAAAGGTCACCCTTCGAGCGAATTGGGACAACGACTTCATTGCCTCCGTTGAAAGTGCCGATGTAATCCATGCGCTCTGGTTTGATTGCAAAGTTCGTGTGACGCTTGTAGTTTTGGCGCCAGAAACTGACTTGGGGTTCACCAGTGATGTACGCATCCTGAGCTCCGACTGAAACGAGATCGACAAGTGCAGCTGACATAATTATTATTAAATGATATTAAAATTTTAGGTACATAACGAAGTATGGTCGTCTTCCAAGCACTCACCTGGGAGACTAAAGATACGGATGATGAGCACTTGATTAGTATTTTTGGTAAGACAAAAGAAGGGAAATCTGTATGTGTAACGACGGCATTCACTCCATATTTATTCGTGAAGCTTCCTAAGAATGTGACGCAGCAACGGGTTCAGATCATTTACAACAAAATTGAAAAGATGTGTCCTGGTTGTCTCACAAGTTATAACACTATACACCGTAAAGATGTATGGGGATTTCAAAATAATGAGCAGTTTCCATATCTTCAGTTGTTTTTCAAGAATCTAGCTTCGAGGCGCATGGTTGCCGGTCGTCTCAGACGCCCTCTCCCAGATGAAACACTTAAATTGAAATTATATGAATCAAACTTGGATCCAGTTTTGAGGCTTATGCATAGAACTGGTATTCAGTCTACTGGGTGGCTCGATAGCGGTGATGATTGCGTCCAGGGATACAATGCACACACTGAAATTGATCTTGAATGTAAAAATTGGAGAAACCTTAAACCCGTGGAAGATCCGGAGACTGCACCATTTGTAGTAGCATCAGTGGATATCGAGTGTAACAGTTCTACGGGTAAATTTCCTGATGCAGACATAGAGGGTGACGCGTGTTTTCAAATTGCTATTTCCCTGTGTAAGTTTGGGAGTGATGAACCGTATGATAAAACATGCTTGTGTTATAAACAAACGGATTCTCAGCTTGAAGGGTGTAACATCATATCGTTCGATACAGAGGGTAAAATGCTTGAAGCGTTCCAACGATATCTTCACGAAAAGGATGTGGATATCATTACTGGGTGGAACATTTTTGGTTTTGATCTCGAGTATTTGATGAAACGAGCTATCGTCACTAAATGTAACCCTAAATTTTTTCAATTGAGTAAACTTCGGGGACACAATTGTGAACTCACACTTAAGAAATTGTCTTCGAGTGCACTGGGTGATAACGATTTGAAACTTGTGAGTATGCCTGGGCGATTTATTTTCGATTTGTTCCACGAGGTGAAGAAAGGGTACAAACTCGATTCGTATAAACTAGATAATGTGTCTAAACTGTATCTCGGGGACAATAAAATTGATATGCCCGCGAAAGAGATGTTTGCTCGATACAGGGAAGGTGACCCGGTAAAATTGCGGGAAGTTGCTGAGTATTGTATTAAGGATACTCTTCTTCCACACAGACTTTTGTCTAAACTGTGTATCTTGATTAACCTCTTGGAAATGGCGAAAGCGACATGGGTACCACTATGTTATTTGGTGGAACGGGGGCAGCAAATCAAGGTATTTAGTCAACTGACAAAGAAGGCAAGGGAAATGGGATTCATGGTTCCAACAATTCAGTACGGACAACTCGGTGATCAAGGCTACGAAGGTGCAACTGTTTTGGAGGCGCAGAAGGGTGCGTACTACAAACCAATTACAGCTCTGGATTTTGAAGGCCTGTATCCTTCGATCATGATGGCACATAATCTGTGTTATTCGAGTCTCGTGATGGATCCAAAATATGAAAACGTACCTGGTGTTGTATATGAAACATTCGAGATTCCCGTCCCAAATAAGATTGAAGGGCAACCACCTACAAAACGCACATGTAAATTCGCACAAGGTGTACCTACACTTCTGCCGAGTATTCTTCTTGAATTGAAACAGTTCAGAAAACAAGCGAAGAAGGACATG